GTGGGAGACGTAGTTAAGATGGTAAAAGCCCGAGTAGACGAAGAAGGCATTGACGGTGGAAGCGGATCCGGCTCGGGGGATGGAATCGACCCTCAGTTCGTCCGTGATTGCCTGGATGCCGTCGCATACGGGGACGGGACACTGTTCGCCGAAATATTTCGCGACAAGATGCTGTTCAATCATTCATCTCAGGAGTGGTACCGCTGGATAGGGCATTCCTGGGAACTGGATGTAGGCGACAAATTCGCCAAACAGGAATGCGAAGATATTGCCGAGTTGTACCTGGCAGAGCAGAAGCGCGTGGATGATGAGAGAAGTAAAGTTGTCGGACATGCAGAGCGTGAGAAAGAGCTGAAGGCTCGATCCAAGTTTATAGCCGGACGCATCAAGCGTTTGCGCTCGTCTGCAGGACGAAAAGAATGTCTCGATTTTGCAGCAACGTGCCGCACGTCTATCGATGCTTACGGTTCACAGTTTGACAATAAACCTACACTGCTTCCGGTTGCGAACGGGGTTGTCGACCTGGAGACAGGAGAGTTGCATCCAGGTCGCCCAGGTGACTTCCTTATCAAGGCATCCAAGGTGCACTTCGATCCGAACGTAACATCCGAGTTATGGGAGCAAACTCTTTGGGAAATTTACGAAGACAGCGATAAAATAGGGTTTGTACAACGTCTGATCGGCGCGTCCATGCTCGGTTATGACCGAGAGCATATTCTGACAGTATTCTTTGGCCAGGGACGAAACGGGAAGGATACCATTTTCGATACGGTCAGCTATGTCTTGGGAGATCTGGCCGGAGTGATCCAACCTGAAATGCTTTTGGACCAGGGACGCACAAAGAACTCCGCAGCTCCTTCTCCGGATATCATGGATCTGAAGGGCATTCGCCTTGCAGTTGGATCTGAAACCACAGACGGCGCGCGCTTTGATGTGGGGCGGGTTAAGCTGTTCACTGGAGGTAATAAATTAAAAGGGCGCTGGCCTAATGACAAATACCCGGTGACGTTCGATCCCACACATACACTATTCCTTTTGACGAACCATCGCCCTGGGGCTGGTGTCGACTATGCATTCTGGAAGCGTGCATTTTTAGTGAGCCATCCCTTTTCATTCGTGACAAACCCCATCGCTCCAAACGAAAAACCCATAGATAAAACCCTCAAGTCGCGTCTTCTTGCTGAAGCCACCGGCGTACTGACGTGGATGGTGGAGGGTACGCTTGCATATCTGGAAGGGGGGTTGCAGCCGCCAGCCTGTGTGTTGGAAGACACTGCAGACTACCAGCGTAACGAAGACATGATCGGTGATTTTGTTGAATCCTGCTGCTCAATATCACGCGAACTGGCTGTTAAATTCCCAGGGATTCCTGATGATTTGCTCGTTGATAGGTCTCCTGATGAAATGATGACACCATTCAAGGAGATTCATGAGCGGTTTGAGAAGTGGTTTTTGGAGTATCGAGGAAAGAAAATCCCTAGCAATCGATGGTTGGGAGATCGTCTAACAGAGCGATTTGTAAAGAAAAAATCAGGAACAGTTCAATACGGAGGTATTCGAGTAAAGTTCTAGGGAGGTTTGGAGAGTAATTTCGCAAACTCGGCGCAAAAATAAAAATGGATAAGTGCGTCCAGCGTTCGGAGTTTGGATATTAAATCTCCAACCCTCTAATACATAACTTTAAATGGATAAAAAAGATAAAGAATATAAGGAAGTAAGCTGTAAACCTTCCGTCCCTAATTTGGGAGATTGCATTATGAACTTAGTTGATTTGCTTAAAAATCGGGGGCTTAATCCTCAAAAAGCTGGGCCGAAGCATGGCGGAGAGTTCCATTCGCCCTGTCCTGTATGTGGCGGTGTTGATCGTTTCCGCTGCTGGCCGGAACAGGCGAACGAAAGGCACGGGGTCCCAGGGGCATATAGCTGCCGTCAATGCGGAGCGGCAGGCGACATAGTGCAGTGGTTTGTCGATATGGAAGGCATGGAATATCGGGATGCATTTGCCGCGGCTGGGATATCAGGTTCTGGTGGATTGCCAAGGCGGTACAAAAGCCCGTCGCCTCGGCAATCCACATCTCGGCCTCGTGTATTCGAGCCCGTAACATGGGATCCACCATCTGAGCTCTGGCAGAAAAAAGCAGCGGAGCTGGTGGCATTTGCACACGAACAGCTTTTGTCCAATCCTCAGCAGCTTGCGTATCTTGCGGGCCGTGGGTTGTCGATTGAAACCGTTCGGAAATATCGTCTGGGTTGGTTGCCAGGCGAGAATGGGCGGCCGTGTCTGTTTCGTTCCAGGACAGCGTGGGGGCTGCCTGTGGAGCTTAAACCTAATGGGCGACAAAAGGCACTGTGGCTGCCTCGTGGTATTGTTATTCCTTTGTTTTCTTTTGACGAACGTGTGTTGCGGTTGCGCATCCGGCGGCCGGATGCAGACCGAACTCCAAAGTGTGATTTAAAATACTATATGGTGCCGGGCTCATCCGCTGCAACAATGTTGCTGAATCCTCTGGCGCAGGCTTTCGCAATCATCGAGGCGGAGCTTGATACTTTACTTGTTGCTCAGGAGTGCGGACCGGATGTCGGTGCGGCCGGTGTACTAACGGCCGCGGGCAAGCCAGACAGTCTTGCGTATCCAATCTTGTCGGAAGCTAAATCATTGCTGGTGGCTCTCGATTTTGACTCGCCTAAAAAGAACGGTATTCGGCCAGGCGCTGCGGCCGCCGCATGGTGGTTGGAGCATTTTCAGCGAGCAAAGCGCTGGCCAGTGCCTGTGGGCAAGGATCCCGGAGATGCATTTGCAGCAGGGGTGAATCTGCGGGAATGGGCATATGCAGGCCTTCCTCTTGCCATGCGTCGTAGATCTCAGCATGTTTTCCATCCAGAATCTGTCTCCGTGGAAAAGTCGCCGGCGCCGACATCCTCGGCCCCTGCTCCTCCTGTTGAAATCATGATGTTGCATGACCTACTTTCGCGTTGCCCGTTCAAGCTGGATATCAGTTCGTCAGATATTTCGATTCTGGCCGACCCTCCGGACTGGCCGCGACGGACAGAAAAGACATGGGCGGCATTTGCACGGGTATCGGATCTTGTCTTTTCAGATCCAGTTGTCGGGCGGCATCTTGAATCATTCAGTGGGCAGATTGGGAGTAGGCAACTTTTGTCGCCCTGGATTGCCGCGGGCTGGAATCCTGATGCCATTGATAAAACGGATGTGAGCCATGACTGACGCGTTCAAAAATATTTCGGATGTTCATCGCTATCTTGCTGACAATGGGTACACTGTATCTTTGTCCACTTTGTATAACGACAAGGTGATGCTCCCCAAGGTGGGTGGAGCTATCCCCCTTTCGACAGTCCGGAAGTACATTCAAGCAAAAGGATTGCGGAACGGTACTCCCTCCGAGCGGGAACAGGATGCTACGGCTCGGATGCTGGAGTCCAAGGCCAAAGATACGGACGAAGATGCCCGCAAAAAACGGCTTCAGAATGAAATGTTGGAAACCAGGCTGGCAGAGAAACGCGCTTCTCTGTTTCCAGCTGAAGCAGTGGAAAGGGAATTGGCCGTGCGTGCCCAGATTTTCCGCCTTGGGCTGGAAGGGTGGGCGGATCAGGTGGCGGATCAGACGGCCGGGCTTTTCGGCGCAGATGAAGAGGTTGCTTCTTCAATTTTAAGTTCACTGCAAAAAGGTGCTTCGGCTTCGGAGCTTGCAAACATGATCATGGCACGGCGTGGTGGTTTTGTTGAGTTGTTCCGCTCTAGTTTGAATCGTTTTTTGGATGCGTATGCGACTGGCGGTTGGCTGACAGACGACATGGCGAGGCATATGCAGGCCTGGCAGAATGCGCGTGATGAGAAAAAAGTTGAGATAGCCTTGGAACTTATTTCCGTTGTGAGGTCGGGAGAAGACGCAACCAGTATTCTGAAGCAGTTCGACATCATCCGAAAAGGGGGGAATTGATGGGAAAACCGGCCATACAATTTTTCCCAGGCGAGATGGAAGTCTGGCGCGCTCGGCCGCAGACATCGACGTACGATTGGTCTCGTCAGAATTTTCGTCTTGCCGCCGGTCCGCAAAAGGGCCGGCTGTGGGATCCTTCGGAAGTTCCCTATGCAAAATTCATAATGGATGTTTGGGACCGGCCGGAAGTTCGCAAGGTCTTTTTTGTTGCACCATCTCAAGGCAGCAAGAAAACGACAATCGGGTACGCCTGCGCTCTGGCTCGTCTTGCCCGCAGGCCTGGTCCTTTGGGCATATCCATGCCGGACCAAAAGGCCGTGGAACGTGCCTTCACCGAGCGCCTAGCTGTTCATTTTAATGGAAGTCCATATTTGCGTTCCATGATTTCTAATGATCGCTATGCCGAGCAAAAGGCCCAGATACAGCTGCGTGATGGGTCCATGGTTTTGGGTATCTGGTGCGGTTCGGAAATGCGGATGTCTATGTTCTCGGCAGAAACGATACTTATAGACGAAGAGGATGCAAACGACGACCCCAGTTCCGTTTCAACTGTTGAAGAGCGCGCGCGAGCTTATTCGAACACGTACAAGATATTTCGGTTTTGCAAGCCACGCGGAACGGAAGAGGACTCCACAATTTGGAAGGACATGCATGCCGAGGCACAAGCCATCTATGAGCTGCAGGTGACCTGCCCGGCAATGACCTGCCGTACTCAGCAGACAATGGAGTTTGAAAATATACAGGTGCTGGGCAATGTGCGCGACCCGGCGCAGATAGAAAGCCAGCAGCTTGCTCGATACGTCTGCCCCCATTGTGGCTATGAATGGACAGATTATATTCGGAACAAGGCATTGGAAGCATCCGTTTGGGTTACGGACTCCAAAGTTGCGAATCCGTCTGTTGTCGGGTTTCATCTTCCATCTTGGGCGTGCAAGTCGATGTCGATGTCAAAAGTGATGGCGGATTATTTCAAACATCGGAAGCGCGGGCACGAGGGAATGCTTTGGTTCGATAACTCACATAGGGCAAAGCCTCATGTGCCGAACATCATCGAAACGTCGGAAGATCAATTGCGCAAATACGCGCTTCCCGAACTCCCCCCACAGACTATTCCGGACGAAGCTGTTGCACTGACACTTTCCGTCGATACCCAGAAAGATCATTTTTGGTATTCGATTTGCGCTCACGCTGTGGAGCCTCGGCGCGAATGGATTATTGACTACGGCAAGATAGCGTCGTTCGAAGACGTACGCACTCTGGCATTTCAGTCGGACTGGCGTCGGTCCGGTTCCAGCGAACGTCTGTCTATATGGAGAGGGGGGATCGACACCGGTGGAACGCGTGAGTCTCCATTGGAAGAGTCTCGGACAATGCAGGTGTACAGGTGGCTTCTCAAGCAGCGTCCGGGCGTGATTTGGGGGACGAAAGGGATGAGCCATCGGACGCCAGGTGTTCATGTAAAGTGGAGCTTGCAGGAACAGCTACCGGGCGGAAAGCGCCTCAAGTCCGGACTTCGTTTGTATCTGCTGGATACTGATGCATTCAAGAGCGAGGTCTTTTGGCGCTTGAGCGAAGGGAGCGAAGAGGAGCCTATCTATTTTCATTCGGATACGGATAAGAGTTATTTCCGGCAGATCCTGGCAGAGAAGAAGGTATGGGATCGGGTAAAGAGAAAGGAGGTGTGGAAGAAAGTGCGCGCCGACAACCACTATCTTGATACTCTTTGTGGCCATATGGCCCTTGTTCATTTCCAGTGGAAGCCGACACTTGATAGCGTGGCTGCCAGTCTGGCGAAAACTATTGAACAATCCGGTCCGCCTCCGGTTGTTTCCATCCCGTCGCGCTTCGGCGCAGGAGTGTGCGGCGGTAGAGGGAGGGGATGGTGATGGGTGTGCCGCGCAGTTATTCCAGCAAAGAAGTCCAGACGATACTTGGATGCGGTAAGACAAAGTTTTGGGAAATGATCAGGGATGGAGAATTTCCCAATGCGTTCAAGGTGGGGCGAAGTGTACGCGTACCGGAAGAGGACGTCGTTGCTTATCGTGTGAATAATAAAGTGTCCTCCATGGAGGACGGCGTTTCCTTCGGCTGATTGATATAGATGGTCAGCCGAAGGAACTTGTCACTATTTTGTTGCCATATATTTTTCGAAAATAGGGCTTGCCAGGGTCACACTCTCAACGGGGATTTGAAGGTTGTCGGCTATGATGGCCTTTATGGTATCCTCGTCATCATCCGGGTGCGCCTGCCTCGCTGCCTTCCATGCCTTGAAGATTTGCACTTGTTTTTGTGTGTAGGATTTCTCGGCGGCTGTGATGCTGAATTCCTTGTTGCTTCCATTGTATTCCTTGCCGTCAGTTATGTACGTCAAAGTCACGAGTGTGGCTGTGTAGGGCAGATTTGGTTCCTGCTTCAGCCAGACGTCCACAACATTGGATCCTGTTTCTTTCTGGCTGGTAATGGCAACTTTGATGGCAGTCTGGGCAAGTTGGTCCTTCGTTAGGCCGTAGGGCTTTTCGGGACAGACGGTCAGCTGATCCCTGTTTCTGTCCTGGCCTATATTGTCTGAGAGTTTTTTCTTTATTATCTTATATGGTACGGCGCTTGAAACGTCAGGGGAGTTATCGCCTCCGCATCCAGCCAAGCTTAAAAAAGAGAACGCGAAGATAAAAATAAGCAACTTTTTCATTGTTTTTTCCCTGCATTTAGCGTGAGATTCTATTTTGTGAGAAAGAATTGTTGTACTTTGTTAGCGGTTTTTTATCATTTTCTCAATATATATAGAAACTAACTCCATTTGCCTGTAGTTCTTCTCCTTTTTCTCTACCGCAATGTTTTGCTTTCATCTTGACACAGCCATTGGTTTGTGCAATCCACAATACACGGAGCGTCGAAACTCCAACAGGCGGACACCGCCACCCCGTCAGCTGCGGTTTTTTTGCGCCCTTTGCCAGCCAAGCAAGGAAGGGTGCTGCTCATGCACATTTCCGGGAGTGGTGAAATGTCCAGGGCTTCGGCCTAAAATAGCCAGCCTCTCCTGTTGAGGTTCGAACTCCCGGCTTTTCTTTTATTGGGAAAAGCCATTCGAAAACAACAGGAGGCTCTTGTCATGAGTGGTCAGCACTTTTCCCATGATCGCTTGTCTTTCGGCGGTCCGGCGCATCAACCGGACGTTTCCCTTCCCACATCATCCCCCGCGTTATCGGCACAAGAAGCACGCGACATTTGCAACATGGTGGAGAGCCGCCTCTACGACGCGGCGTTTCCTCTCTATTGTCTTGCCAGCCTTGTCGACAGGGACGAACACGACAAATTGGCGTACCTGCTGGACACCCTGTTTGAAGGCGCGTTGCGTGGCAATGAAGAATTTCTCCAACGCCTGGAGGGGAGGCTGCGCCATGCAAAGTGATTCCATTATCCCCTTGTACAAGGTGCGGCTCGTCCCTCCTTCGGGAAAAATACAGCCAGACTCAATTTAAAATCCGTAATGGTTCGCCCTGAGCCGTCACGTTCCGTGCGTTAAATTCGTGCGCGGGTTAACGTGCGAGCCATGAGTTATCTGTCTTTGTATACGGACGCCGAGTTGCAGGGCCTTGCTTCCGAATGGAAGAAGGCCCTGTTGGCCGTGTCGCTGGGCAAGAGCTACAGCGTGGATGGTCAGACCGTCGAGCGGTCTGACGTCGCGCACATCAAGTCCACGCTGAGCGACATTGCCGAAGAGTTGCAGCGTCGTAGCAGAAAAGGCGACCCCCGCATACGTTTGGCCCGTATCGGGAGGATGTTCTGATGCCTCCGTTTGTTCGGAAGAAATGGGCATCCTCCCCGGCTTCAGGTTCTCCGGCCGGGCATCGTATCCGTCCTGTCCGTCGTGTTGCATCCGGTACCAAGGGTACTCTGGCCAATTGGAATCCGCCTCGGACCGCGCGTGGGTTCGAGCATCTGGACAGGGAGCGTATGCAGTCCCGCGTCGAAGATGTTGTCGGCAATGACGGGCACGCCGCGGCCATTCGTTCCACGCACGTCGTCAACATCATCGGCCCGGGCATTCGACCGCAGTCCATTCTGGATCGTGATCAGCTGAACTTGTCTTCTGAGGATGCGTTGCGCGTTGAAGAGGCCCAAGAAGCCGCCTTCGACGTTTGGTCGAAGGAAGAGGCGCACGTTTCCGGCAAATTGCAATTCCCAGATATTCAGTCCCTGGCAATATCCACTTACATCACGTTCGGCGAGTTCTGCTACCTGTGCCGCAACTACAGCGAGCAGCAGCGGCTTGAGCGACTGCGCAAGTTCTCCTTTACCTTGCAGGATATTCATCCTTTGCGGCTGAAATCTCCGGCAGATGAATATTGCAATCCCAACCTGCGCGACGGTGTGCTGTACAGTCCCGAGTCCGATCTTGTCGGGTATTATATTCATACGCCGGCAGAAGGTATCGCACCCGAGGCCTGGCATTTTTATCGTGCCAAGGCAGGGCATCGTCAACTGTTCTTCCATAATTTTCGGGCAATGGACCCCGAGCAGGTCCGGGGCGCGTCAATACTTGCACCTGTTATCAAGCTGTTTCGGGATAAGTACGACTTTCTTGACTACGAAGTCATTGCCCAGATTATCACCGCCTCGTTTCCTATTGCTATTCAGCGGCAGCTTCCGCCGGAAGGAACCGATTATCCGGAGGAATGGGACCAGCGTTATTATCAGCAGATCGAACCTGCGCAAATTCTCTACACTAATCCCGGCGAGAATGTGTCCCCCATTACATCAAACCGGCCCGGCAATAATTTTGAGCCGTTTTTCAAGACTGTGCTCAAAACGCTGAGTGCTGCAGCCGGGCTGCCCTACCACCAAGTTGTCAAAGATTTCTCGGAAACAAACTACTCCTCGGCCCGGGCTGCGCTGTTGGAAAGCTGGCGCGAGTTCAACTGTTATCGCGATTGGCTTGTTCGTCTTTTTCTGCAGCCTGTTCGGGCAATGGTGTTGGAAGAGGCTCTTTTGCGCGGTCACTGGAAAATCCCGTCCGGATCTCCGGGGTTTTACGAGGCCCGACATTTGTGGACAGCATGCCGTTGGACACCTCCGCCGCGCGGTCACATAGACGAGGACAAGGAAACCAAGGCCGTGGAACGTGCCGTTTCCACCGGACAAAAATCATACTCCGATCACTTTGCCGAGCAGGGTAAGGACTGGCGGGAAGAGTTCCGCCAACAGGCTCGCGAAACAGAAGAGCGCCGGCGGCTTGGCTTGCCGGTAGTTGCTCCGTCCAATGTTCGGGACGTGGAAGAAAAAGAGGAGGAGGCGGATGCCATTTAATAACGAACGCTTGTGGCTCATGGAAGAGAGTGCGCTGCAAAATTTTCTGCGTAGTGATTTGTCCCGGGACAAAGCGCAGGCTGCGTCTGCGTCTGAAGCCGGGACAAATCCTTACGCATACGAGGGAAACATTGCGGTTGTTCGTATTGCCGGTGCGCTGAATCAGGAATTTCACTGGCCGCCGTTCTGTAGCTCATACAGCGCGTTGCGTGCGCAGATTGAAGCAGCTGAAAAAGATCCGCGCGTACGGGCCATTCTGCTGGATATTGAAAGTCCAGGTGGAACGGTTGCCGGGTGTGAGGACCTTGCCGCAACAATTTGCGAGGCTACCAAGCCAGTATACGCCTACACAGCCGGTTGTGCCTGTTCCGCCGCATACTGGTTGGCGTCAGCATCTCGGTCCATAGGCGCAACTGCTACTGCAAACGTGGGCTCCGTGGGCGTGTTGCTGGTACATCTTGATTATTCCGGCGCGTATTCGGAGGCCGGAATCCAACCGACCATCTTCCGTTCTGGTGAGTTCAAGGCCCTGGGCAATCAACTCGAATCCCTCAGCGAAAAAGCCCGGACATCCCTGCAACAGCATGTGGACCAAGCATGTGCCATTTTTATGGATGCAGTTTGTGCCGGTCGCAAACAATTGAAAATTTCAGACAAAGAAACATGGGCCGAAGGTCGTGTCTTCCATGGTGAAGATGCGGCAAAAGTTGGCCTGATCGACTGCGTGTGCAGCCGGTCCCAATTTATTTCGCGCATCCACAAGGAGGTCAGTATGGACGCGAAGGAACTGCGGACATCGTATCCCGAAGCTGTTTCGGCGATCGAGAGTGAGGCCAAGGCCGAAACCGCCTCCCTGGTCGCGGAGGCGGAAAACAAAGTTCGGGGGGATGCCTCCGCTTTGGCAGGAGTTTTGTTCGGCGACGCGGCTAAAGAAAAGATGGCGGCCGCACTGGACGCAGGGCTGAGTGCCGAACAGGCGGAAAAACTGGGGCTGTCCTACTCGCCGGAGGGTGCGGGCGCAACCATGGAGCGGGAGATGTTGCGGGCCATCCAGAATACGGATCAGCCAGGTCCCATCCCGGGCAAAGCGCAGGGTGAACAGAATCCCCTGCTGGCCGCGGCAAAACGCAAGTACGGCAAGGGGGCATAAATGTTTAAGCAGAAAAATCGTCTCAGCAACATCCTGATTCGTGAAAACGATCCGGACTTCTGCCGAGAGCAGGTGACCCTGGGCCAGGGCAGTCAGATCCCCGTGGGAACCGTTGTCGGCAGACGGCTGTTCAGCGTGCCCGAGGACGGCGCAGCTGGCGCCGAGAACACGGGTGGTGGCGCTCTGTCCGGCGTCTCCATTGGTCAGCTGGCCTTGTATGGAATCTACACCGTGACCTGTGCTGCCACGTCAACAGGTGGCGGTGAATTTACCGTAACGACACCGGAAGGCGTGCAGCTGCATCGTGCTGTTGTGGGGGAAACTTATACTTCCCCGCATATCAGCTTCACGCTTGCGGACGGAGATCCGGACTTCGGCGTTGGCGACGTGTTCACAATCGATGTCCAGCCGGGCGATGGCAAGGCTTTCCCACTGAACCCAACAGCCACGGACGGCACGCAGATTCCCTACGGATTTGCGATTGATGATTACGACGCCTCTACTTCCGACGTCTCCGGAGTGGTCATCAAAGAAAAGGCGCTGATATACGCCAGCGGCCTGGTATGGCCTGACGGCATAACAAATGAACAGAAGGCAGACGCCCTGGCGGCGCTCGCCTCTCGCGCAATTCTCGACAGGGAGGGAGTGTAATGCCTTTGATTGTAAGCCCGTTTGACGACGATGCCATCTTCGGAATGGTTCCGCTTACTCAAAGCGTGAATCTTGTTCCCAACACCTACGGGTATTTCAACCCCATGGGCTTGTTTGCATTCAACGGCGTGTCTGTGAATACCGTTGTTATCGAAATGATGAACAACGTCCTTCAGCTCCTGCCCAGCAAGCCGCGCGGCGGCCCATCGAACATGGCGCAGCAGGACAAGCGCAGCGCTGTAACACTCAAGATTCCCCATATTCCGCTTGAAGACTTCATCCGGCCCAGCGAATACGCAGGCCTGCGCGCTTTTGGATCGTCCGATCAGCTGGAACAGGCTTCCAGTGTGATGCTGCGCAAACTCGAAAAGAATCACCGATCATTCGAAGTCACCTGGGAATTCTTGATGTGGGGTGCAATTAAGGGGCGCATAGTTGACGGCGACGGTTCCACAGTGCTGTGCGACCTGTTCGACAAATTCGAAGTTGAAAAGAAGGTTATCGACTTCGATTTGCTTAATTCCGCCAGCGACATCGAAGAGCATTGCCACGAACTTGCGAGCCACATCGAGGACAATCTGCTCGGCGACACCATGACCGGCGTTCGCTGCCCGGTTTCTCCCGAATTCTTCTCCGCGCTCATCAAGCATCCCAACGTCGAAAAATTCTATCTGAATCACTCCGAGGCAATTCGGTTGCTTGCCGATCCGCGCAAGGGATTCACTTTTGGTGGCGTCACATTCGAGGAATTCCGCGGCCGTGCTCCGTTGCCCGGTGGGAAAATTCAGCGGTTTATCGACGAAGGCAAGGGGCACGCATTCCCCGAGGGTACATACGAAACATTCGCCGGCGCGTACGGACCAGCAGACTTCATGGACACGGTGAACACCGAAGGTGAAGCCATCTACGCGAGGCAGGAGCCTCTCAAGTTCAACAAGGGCGTCGACCTGTATTTCGAGTCCAATCCGTTGCCGTATTGCACCCGTCCAGCCGTGTTGGTCGAAGTATTGCGCAGCGGTGAAGACGCAGATCCTAGCGACGACGAATAGCTGTTTCTTGCATGGTTACCTTCCTCGCCGTCCGGTCCGGGCAATGTGTCCGGGCCGGACATCCGGGGAAACAGAGCGGAGCATATGAATCAACTGTTTGACCATATCACGATCAAGTCGGCACTGGCTGGGTGCTGCTCCGCAGCCAGCTGGCTTTTCGGTGGTTTCGACTCCGCACTGCTTGCCTTGGCCGTGCTGTATATTGCCGATTTTGCCCTTGGTCTGGGCAGGGCGTTGCACGCGGGGTCGTATAGCAGCAGCAAGTTCAGACACGGCGTAGGGAAGTTCTTTGTCTACTCCCTGGCCATCATTATGGCCAACATGGTGGATGTAACACTGGGGGAGTCTTTGCCTTCGGTATTCGCATATGTGCGGGAGTTTATGGTTCTCTATTTGGCTTCAAACGAATTTCTCAGCGTGTCTCTGCATCTGGCGGAATTGGATATACACGTGATTCCGCGTCAACTGACAGACAGAATACGCAGCTTTCGGGACGAGTTCGACCCGATACAAGACAGGAGCCGTTATGGATACGGAACGTCGCATAGACATGGTGGTGGTCCATTGCTCGGATTCAACCTGGGGGGACGCACAGGTGATCGACCAGTGGCACCGGGAGAGGGGGTGGAACGGGATAGGATATCACGGGGTGATACTGAACGGCCACCGCACAAGCCACGGCCCTTTTGATTCCAGGGATGACGGGTTGCTTGAATCCGGACGTCCTTTGAACGTGAAAGGGGCCCACTGCAGAGGATTCAATTCCCGTTCGGTGGGAATCTGCCTGATAGGTCGGAATGAGTTTTCCGAGCAGCAGATGAAAACATTGTTTCGTAGTCTGGGGGATTTGTTCCGCCATTACAATCTGGATCCTGATGCTGTTTATGGCCACTACGAACTGGATGACCATAAGACCTGCCCCAATCTGGATATGGATGTTGTCCGTCAACAATTGCGGGAGCGGTATTCGTGATGTCCCTTGTATCCACAGCACTTTCATTTTTGGGAGGCTCCGGCAAGCTGCCGGTTATCCTGTGTGTGGGTCTCGTTGTGGCTGTCGGCGGGTTGTATCTCCGCGTGCAGTGGCTCAAGAGCGATATCTCGGATTTACAGGCGGATATCGCAGGATATCAGGCGCAGATCAAAACCAAGGATACGGAAATCAATCTGCTGACAGCCAGTCGCAATCAAACAGCTCGTGTTGTAGGGGGGCTACAGTTGCAGGTTGAACGTCTGCAGAAATCCGGCAGGAAATATCGTCTGCAATCTGCGCAGCTGTCGGAAATATTGCGTGCGTCGAGGAATGTTCCCATCACCAATGCAACCGGAGTTGTTCGGGATGAAGACTCTCGTGCTGCTGTTGATTTTCTCAATGGCGTGTTTGGCGTGTGCGAAGCGGGAAAATAGTGTGGAGCAGGTGCGGGTGGTTACGGTGCAGGGCCAGTTTACGCGGTGCCCTACTCCCAGTTCTCCGGTGCTTCTTCCTCTGAATGGAACCCAGCACATAGGTTCAAAGCAAAACGTGCAGACGTTGATTTCCAATGTGATGGAGATGCAGTCGGCCATCGAAGCCCGAGATGCGGCTTTGCATTGCTACGAAGCGCAAGCGGAGGACGTGCAATGAACCTGCGTGATCAGATGAATATGGACGCCCGGTCGCTGGTGCTGAACACGGGCGAGCTTGCCCGGGATGTTGACTGGAATGGGAAGCTCATCTCTGCCGTGTTGCGCGACGAGGGCGAAGGGATTCCGGACGACGAATCACGGCCTGGCGTGTCCGTCTCCGTGCGTTCGTACATTGTACATCCTGACGATATCGAGCCTCCCCGCATTGGCCGGGAGGTCGAAATAGACGGCCAAAAAAGCAAGGTGGCCCGTATCGATCCTTGTGGTGCTTTGCTGAAAGTGCAGGTGTGGAGTGAGCGTTCATGAAAATTTTCGAGATCAGTACCGGAGATATTGAGCGTCAGATTGACGGACTGCGTGACGTTCTTTCGCTTGTGAAAGGCGGTTTGCCCCTGGCTGCGCAGCGGGCCGCAAATAAGACGGTTCAGAGCCTGAAGGTTCAGACGCGGCGTGCAGTCCAACGGGAATACAACGTCCGCGCCGTTGATCTTGAGACAGGGTTTTCCGTGCATCATGCAAGCCGCTGGAATCCACAAGCCGAGCTGCACGTCAGTGGGCAGCGGTCCGTTTCACTTTCCCGGTTCAACCCCCGTATTGATGAAGTTGAAAAGAGTTACTCCCTGCGCCCCAGCGCTGCTCCACGCACAATGAAGCTGAAGACCGTGAAAGTGAAGATCAAAAGGAGCGGCGGGCACAAGCTTGTGCAAGGGGCCTTTCCCAATGCCAGCGGGGCCATCTTCAAGCGTGAAGGGGAAGAACGAGTGCCCATCAAAAAGCTTTTCGGTCCTTCGCCGCTGCGCATGGTCGAAGATTCCGGCGTGCAGCTTGAGCTGGAGCACTACGCGCAGGAAAGCATGGAAAAGAACCTGGAACAGGAAGCGACTTTTATCCTCAAAAAGGCAGGCTTGCGATGACTGAACTGGTGAAGAAAGCTCTGGCCCACCTGCTGGCCCAGGCGACGCTTGATCTGCCAGCAGAAAAAGAAGGGCACCGGGGTGAACTGCAACCGTTGTGCATTCACCTCGATTCAATCCCTGCCGACTTGGACGATGCCGCGGCGTATCCGTGCCTCGTCATCCGCTGGCTCGGCTCTGAGGACCGCGAAGACGGCTGGGCCGTCGAGACTTTTGATGTCTTGGTGTGCGTGTACGCCCAGGCCGGGCGGGATGTTTCCGAATCCTGGGCCAGTGTGGTTGCTACTCGGGTTCGCCGGGCGCTGCGCGAGACGGACATCCTGGAGAATCGCTATCAGCGGACCGGGTCGGTGACAGTCACAAATCCCAAGCTCGATCCTGACGCCCGTCATTTTACTCATAGTACATTAGCAATCCGGTGCGCGTTCAAATATCCGCAGCCGGGCAAACCCATAATTCAGGAGGCGTAAGCATATGGCATACCGTCATGGTGTTTACACAACCGAGGTTCCCACGTCGCTGATACCGCCGCGCAAAGTCGATAGTGCGCTGCCTGTTGTTTTTGGAACGGCGCCCGGGCCTGTGGAAGGAACTTTGCCAGTGAACGAGCCGGTGCTTTGTTATTCACTGTCTGAGTACGTCGCCAGGTTCGGCATGAGCGACGACTGGGAAAAGTACACATTGTGCGAGTTCGCGACCTGTTATTTCAGCGACTATAACCTGTGCCCTGCGGTGCTCGTCAATGTGTTCGACCCGGCTGTGCATACTTCGGGCGATCCTGCTGCACCTGACCCGACAACGGTGACGAGTGCGGACATCATCGGTGGGGTTGACGAAACGACTTTGAAGAAGACCGGGCTTGAATTGATCGGTGAAATTTTCCCTCGTACTCGTCTTGTCCCTGGGCAACTTCTCGCTCCGAAATTTTCGACCGATCCTGCTGTTGCAATCTCCATGGACTCCAAGGCCGCATCGATCAATGGAGTGTTTAAGGCGGTGGCTGTGGTTGACGTACTGCCGGATATCAACAGATATACTGATGTCCCGTCATATAAGGAAACCAACAATCTGACTGGCGGGAACACGATTCTTTGTTGGCCCAAAGTCCGTAAAGGCGACGCAGTTTACCATTTGAGCAGTCATATCGCCGCACTATCTGCGCGGGTTGATGCGGCCAGTTTTGATATCCCCTACCGCAGCCCCTCAAACCAGCGCTTGGAAATCACAGGTACGAACAATGATGGCAACGAGTTGTTTTTGGGGCTGGAGGAAAACAACTATTTGAACGGCCAAGGGCTTGTCACCGCATTGAATTGGGATGGCGGTTGGAGAGCATGGGGGAACAGAACGGCATGTTACCCCTTCAATACCGACGTTAAAGACGCCTTTATCCCCATTCGCAGATTCTTCAATTGGCACTCGAACACCTTTTTGTTGACCTACTTTCAGAAGGTTGACTGGCCGCTGACCCGTCGTTTTCTGTCAACTATAGTTGATAGCGAAACCATCAGGCTGAATTCGTTTACCTCAATGGAGGTCATCCTGGGGGGGCGTATCGCGTTATACGAAGAAGAAAATCCGGTCCTTGATGTGATGGATGGGGCAATCAAATACCACACATACATGACTCCGCCCAGTCCGGCCAGGGAGATCTGGAATATCCTCGAATATGACCCCAACTATGTGAAAACATTGTTCTAGGAGGCTACATCATGGACATCAATGCGTACGGACAAACAACTGATTACGCCGTGTATTTGGACGGCGGAACCAATACCGGCGTCGCAACTGTCGAGCTTCCGAAGTTCGAATTTGTCACGGAGACACTGAGCGGCGCGGGGCTAGGTGGTGAAGTTGAATCGGCTGTGGTTGGTTTGGTTAAACCGACGTCGGTCAAATTTTCGTTCAACAAGATGACAAGCCATTTCATCAAGCTGTCTGCTCCTAAAATGCATCACTTGGATCTGCGTATTTCCACGCAAGGGCTGGATACTTCGGCGGGTACATTCACCAATACGCCCGAAAAGGTGACATTGCGAACCCTGCCCAAATCGATAAATCCGGGCAAGCTGGATACTGGAAAGAAACGTGACAGCGAGCTGGAGTATGAAGTTGTCTACGTCAAGTATTCAATAAACGGTGAGGATGTCTTGGAGTTTGACAAATTCAACTACAAGTTTGTCGTCGATGGAACGGACTACATGGCGGACATCCGTCGCAACATAGGGATGGAGGGATAAGCAATGGCAAGGCTGCAACAGAAAGAAATAGTGTTCGATTACCCGGTAAAGGTTGGAGATAAAGAAGTTTCGTCGATCACCATGCGGCGGCAGAAGGTACAGGATTCGGTCAATGCTGAAACCATGGTTTCCAGTAAGGCGGATTCGGAAATGGAGGTGGCTCTGTTTTCCCTGCTGTGCTCGATTCCCATGGAGGATATTCTGGATTGGGATTTCAAAGACTACCAGAAATTGCAGGAAGGGTATCTTTTTTTAATGGAAGGCGATCGGCGGAGGATCTTGACGGACTCCGACAAGCCGTCCTCTGCCTCGCGTCCTGGACCGGATGGAGCCGAGCAGAAATAGGCGACATGCACCTGGAGGACTTTCGGAGGAATCTGGACGCCCTGCCACGAGATGAAAAGGGGAGGCTATTCTTCAGACAATTGTGAGGAGACTTCCGCCCACACAAGTCGGATCAGGGCAAGTCCCAGGACGAGGGAGAATAGGTTCCCCCACGAGGGTTCGCCGACCATGCTGTAGAGTGCATAGAAGAACGGTGCCCATAGGGGGTAGGAAAAAATGAGTAAGACTACGGCAAACAAATACTTCATATCTTTTATGTAGTTCAAAAAACGGATGGATTCAAATGAAAAGTGTTGCTTTTCAATTTGTCGTAGGTGCTGTCACCACCGGTCTTGTGACAGCCTTTGGGAATGCCGAGACCAGCGTCAAGAAGGTTGGTTCGGCTATTTCCGGCTTAAAGGAAAATGATGCTTTTAAGTCTGGGGCGAAAATTGAAAAGCACAGGCAGTCCATTCTTCGTATCGGGGCAGCATACAAGGAAACCAAGAACCGTCTGGCTTTTTATCAGAACGAACAGAAAAAGGCTGGCGGGGAAAACAAAGAGTTGGCCCGGCTTATCAAGAAAGAGGAATCGGCACTTCGTCTGCTGCGAAACCAGAGGCGGGGTGCCGCACGGGCCATCAATACCGAGCGTATGCAAATTCGTGCCGCGGGGCAGTCCTACAAAGAACTGACTTCGGAATATCGGCGTAACGCGACGGAACTGGACAGGCTTACCAAAAAACAGGATGCGCAGGCGAAGTCTCTGAAGGCAGGGGAGGCCAGGGCGTCTCAACGTCAGGATTTGCGCATAGGCATGGGAGAAACAGCCGCGGTAGGGGCTGCCCTGATTGCTCCTGTTATGATGGCGGCGCGAACAGAGCAGGCAAAGATACGGTTGTCCACCGCAATCAATGCAGATGACGAAGCTCTGGCCATGCAGAAGGCAGAGCAAGAGGCGAAGAGGGTCGCAAAAAGCGGACTTGCCACCTATGAAGAAGCTTTTGATATTCAATACGCTCTCAATTCCGCAGGGTTGAAGGCGGCTGTTGCACGGGCTGGAGCAAGCGTAGTTGCCAAAGTTGCTACTGTGACTCAAGGGCAAAAGGAAGGAGTCGCAGAAGTTCTCGCCACTACTTACAATAATCTTAGTAAAACCATGGCGGGGTCAGAACAAGAAAAAATAAATCGAATAGGTGATTTGTTAACTAAAACACAAGCTAAGTTCCAGTTTCAAAATTTTGATCAGCTCGGGGAGTCTTTGAAAGAGGCCGCGTCTGGCATGTCAGGCATGAAGTTGGGGCTTGAACAGGGGCTTACTTTATTAGGTCAACTGAATACAGCAGGAAAAGTGGGGAGTAGTGCAGGAACTGCGCTTAACGCGGTCTTGCGTAATTTGGGGCGGGCCAAAAAAGAGCTGGGCATAGAGATTGTTAGGGATGAAAATGGCGAGCTGGACCTGATCGCTACTCTTGAACAAATTAACGAAGCCACGTCATCTATGAATACGGATGAGCGGGCTCAGGTTCTTCAGGATATCTGGGGCGACGAAGGGAAGGCAGGGTTGCTCCCATTACTGGATTCAATACAGACATTGCGTCCTGCGTTGAAAGATGTTTCCGAGTCTTCCTCTGGATTTGTGGATAGCGAGGCGCAAAAATATCTTGAGTCCGGCATGGTCAAGATACAGCGGATCAAGAACAGCATTGTGGTGCTGGGGGCTACGGTAGGCTCGGTATTGTTGCCGGGAATGATTATGGTGGCGGATGCGGGTGCAGCCCTGTTGGCTCCAGTTGCCTGGCTGGCGGATACATTTCCAGGACTGACTGCCGTTGTTGGTGGCGCGGCGTTTGGTTTTGTTGCCCTGTCTTTCGCGACAAAGGCCGGAAAATACGGCCTTTCCATGATGGCGGACGGGCTGGCTGTCGGCAGAAGAGTTGTAGCTTTATTTTCCGGGGTTCAGAAGCTTGCAACCATACGTACATACGCCTTTGCCTTTGCACAGCGTGTTGTATCCATTGCCACCAAGGGGTGGGCCATTGCCCAACGCATGTTGAATATCTCCCTGTTGGCAAGTCCTATTGGTCTGGTCGTGGCCGGGGTGGCGGCTCTTGCTGGTGGAGCCTACCTGCTTATTAACAATTGGGGTGCGGTAAAGGAATTTTTCTCGGGCCTATGGGATGGTATTGCTGCTGGTGCGAAATGGATATGGGGTGTCATTAAAAAGGTTTTTGAAAACAGCCCGATCGGTTTGGTTGTTAAAGGTTTTAAGGCCGTTGCCAGTTGGTTTGGCTCGGGCGACAAAAAAACACCGGAGCAGGTGGACCAGCCCGGCAAGGCAGTGAAAAAAGTTTTTGGAGAAAATTTTAATGTTGCCCCGGTTGCCAAAAGTCTTGGTCAGTTCAAGTCCGATCGTGGGGCGTATGAAACCACTCTTGACAAAATGAGGAGGGAGGGGCGCCCCCCCCATGAAGTAGCAACGGCCCAATCTGCTCATCCCATCCCCGAAGTGGCCCCTGCTTCCGCCCCTGTTACTATTTCCCTGAAGACGGACATTCATAATATTACCGTGAATGGTGGCGGCGACGCACAGGGCGTGCGGTCTGCCGTTGAGCAGGCCGTTGGGCAGGCAAATGCTGGTCTGGAAGAGAAGATCCACCAGATAATTGACCGATATTTCGAAAGCAGGGAGCGGCTACGCTATGCCTAGCAAGTACACAACTATCCAGGGTGACACATGGGACACCATTGCACGCAAGTTGTGGAGCCGTGAGGCCATGTGTTCAGCTTTGATGGCCGCCAACCCTATGCATGTTGGCGCTGTAGTTTTTCCGGCAGGGGTGGAGCTGATGGTTCCAGACGTTGAAGTGACGCCTTCCGTGGTTGTTCCGCCATGGCGACGGGAGGAATCATGAAATCCAGGCGCGCATCGCTCCACCTCACTTACGACGGTGCGGACATTTCCCAGGCCGTGGCCGAGTACGTGCGCGAGTTCACGTTTACGGACAACGCTTCGGGCCAGGCTGACGACTTGAGTGTTTCGTTGAACGACCGGGCCGGGCAATGGCACGGGGGCTGGTTCCCGGAAAAAGGGGCCAAGCTTAAAGCGTCCATCCGCTGCGAGGACTGGTTCACTCCCGGGGCTTCGGCACTGGTCTTGCCGTGCGGTACGTTTGCCATAGACGAAGTGGAATATTCCGCAGGTTCCGGCGACGTGGTCACGTTCAAAGCCGTTTCGTCTCTGGTCGCAAATTCTATTCGCAAAGAGAAAAGGACTCGTGCGTGGGAGAATGTACGGCTCTCCACTATTGCCGCGGACATCGGTGCAGCGCATTCATTGGGGATTCAGTTCGAGGGTACGGACGCCATATACACACGCGTGGACCAGCGCGACGAAAGCGACTTGGCATTGTTGCAGCGCCTGGCAGAAGACGAAGGCCTGCACCTGAAATTGGCCGATGCAAAACTGATTATCTACTCGGGCAGCGAGTACGACAAATATCCCGTCTCTCATACGATCACACGGGGTGAATCAAGCCTCGGTACGGTGCGGCTCAGCACAAAAACAACGGACGTCTACCGCGCGGCCACTGTCAAATATCACGACGCAACAGACAAGCAGCTCAAGACATACACATACACACCGTCCAGCCCTCCCGTGGGCGGCCAGATCTTGCAGATCAACCAGGCTGTTGAGTCGATCGCCCAGGCCGAACGGCTGGCAAAGTCCCGCCTGCGCTCCAAGAACAAGCGGGAGATTACCGGCACCCTGTCCCTAATGGGCAATCCGCAGATCACCGCGGCGCAGACAGTTGCGCTCTTCAGCTTCGGCACATTCGACGGCAAGTATTTCATTGAACAGGCGACTCACGGTTTCAGCCGTTCCGGCGGCTATACAACGTCAATCAACGTCAGACGAGTGCTGGACTACTGAGATGTTCTTATTCTATGCGGGGATTATTTTACGGCGGATACGCCGAAATTCAGCCCGATATTTTTCAGTTGCTGAAACCAAAACTTTTTATTCCCTCGGATGGCTGAACTTTTTTGAGGAAGAGTTGATCCTTCAAAACCAATATCCTTTATAATTTTATCGCGGAAGTCGGTTGATTTGTCCGGCTCAGCCGTCATTATCAGGCAGCACATTGCAGCAACTATTTGGGCACCCGCTGTCTTTGAGCCGTCTGGGGCCATCAAAAGGTAGGCTTCCCTGACCAGGGCGGGGGAATCTTCGGTAAGGAAAATGCTTAAGTTTGAGCAGCAACCAACCTTGGCCATCACAAAGCCGTTCTCTTTTTTTACCCCGGAAAGGCCAAGTCCCAGTTTGGCTGCATTTGCTTCGAAATTTTCAGCAAATCTTTGAGCGTCCATGCCCAGTATCGGCGTGTTTTGCGTTTGCACCGAAGCCGTGCTTGTGTCGTCATCGGAAGAGCATTTGTCCATGGCAAAACCGATAACAAACAATATAAGAAGAACTGCCAGACAGCCGATATTTTGCTTTTTTTGTTTTTCTTTGGCAGCTGCCACGTTTTCTTTGGTCAGCGGTGCGCCACATTTGGGGCAGGCTTCGGCGTCTTCGGATATTTTCTTGTTGCATTCGGGGCAGGGAATTCTAGCCATGATGTCTCCTATTTTTTTGAAAAAAATAACGGAGTAGGTATAAAATTTTTTTATCACTTTCTCAATATAAAATAGAAAAAACTCAACTTGCTTGTAATCGTTTATCTTTTTATCCGATGCATCGGAGTTTTCGTTTCCTTGACACATCCATTGGTTTGTGCAATCCAGGAAACACGGAGCGTAGCAACTCCGACACTAGGCGGACACCGCCATCCCGTCAGCCGCGGTTTTTTTGCGCCCTTTGCCAGCCAAGCAAGGAAGGGTGCTGCTCATGCACAATTGCCGGGAGTGGTGAAATGTCCAAGGCTTCGGCCTAAAATAGCCAGCCTCGCCTAGTGGAGGTGCTAACTCCCGGCTTTTTCATATGGGAAAAGCCACTAGCAAATCACTAGGAGGCTCTTGTCATGAGTGGTCAGCATTTTCCCCATGATCGCTTGTCTCTCGGCGGTCCGGCGCATCAACCGGAGGTATCCCCTCCCACATCTTCCACATTCACGATTCAGGACGTTCGCGATATTTGCAGCATGGTGGAAAGCCGCCTCTACGACGCGGCGTTTCCTCTCTATTGTCTTGCCAGCCTTGTCGACAGGGACGAACACGACAAATTGGCGTACCTGCTGGACACCCTGTTTGAAGGCGCGTTGCGTGGCAATGAAGAATTTCTCCAACGCCTGGAGGGGAGGCTGCGCCATGCAAAGTGATTCCATTATCCCCTTTGATTTTGATGGCAATGCGGTGCGCGTGGTGCTGCGCGACGGTGATCCCTGGTTTGTTGCCAAGGATATTTGCGATGTGCTGGATATCGGGAATCATAGACAGGCGATTTCGCGTTTAGATGATGATGAAAAGGGTGTCACTAGTAGTGACACCCTTGGAGGAAAACAGAACATGACCTGCGTCACCGAATCCGGCCTGTACTCCCTTATATTCACCAGCCGTAAGCCAGAGGCCCGGCGGTTTCGCAAGTGGGTGACATCCGAGGTCTTGCCGGCTATTCGCAGAACAGGCGGCTACAGCATGAATCCAGCCGAAACATTGCCCGAATTCGAGTTCCCGGATCAGGCGTTTTTCCTCAAGCCTTCCCAGCGGGCCGCTGCTCTGAATACCGCCATGCAGATGGTCAAGCTCATCGGCGGATCGCTGGAAGACCTGGACATGTTGTATGGGCGGTATTGCGCTTTGCTTGGAGCCCGCCCCAAACCGATAGACGCACTGGAAGTACCCGAAAATTCAGCCGACGAAACATCCGCTTATTGCAGGATTCTGCGCCGGATAAGCGAAGGAAGAAGCTATACCAGCGCTGGGGTGCAGCGTCTGCTTTCTTGTGGAAAAACCAAGTTTTGGGAGATGCTCAAGGCTGGTGAGTTTCCCAATGCTTTCAGGGTGGGGCGGGTTATCCGCATTCCGGAGAAAGATGTCCGGGACTACCAGAAGCGGGAACGGATAGCCGAAATATTCAGGTCAGAAAAGACCAGTCAGACCTCCATTTAGAATCCGTAGTGGTTCGTCACAGTTTGCCATGTACCGTGCGTTAAATCTGCCTGCAGGTTAACGTGCGGTGCATGTATAATAGCCTTTCTCAAATCCTCAATCGACTCGAAGTCCTTGAATCCACCGTACAGCAGCTTGTGCGCGTTGGTCGTGTTGTCTCGCTGGTACCGGAACGCGCATGTGTGCGCGTTGAAGTGGCCGATGCGGACGCAGACGGTACGCCGCTGACGACCTACGAATTGCCCGTGCTCACACGCAAATCCCTGCACGACAAATCATACTGGATGCCCGACATCGGCGAGCATGTGCTGTGCATCTTTCTGCCGTTCGCCCTTCGCCAGGGGTTTGTTGTTTCTGCGTTCTACTCGCAGGCTGACGCACCGCCCGTCGCGGACAACGATGTGCGGCACGTCGAGTTCAGGGATGGGTCATGGTTTCAGTACAACCGCCGTGAACATCTGCTTTCCGGCCACGTTGTCGGAGGCAATGCCACGTTGACCGTGGACAAGAACGTGACCCTGTATGTCGGCAAAGACCTGGCCGCAGAGGTCGGAGGCAACGCCAGCGTTGACGTGGCCAAGGCGTTGATCGCAACGGCCAAGACAATCGAGGCCAAAGCAGATCAGACCATTTCTATCATCGCGCCGCAGATTCGGCAGATCGGAAACATCACCAGCGTGGGCTTCGGCTCTGGTGGATCTGGTGACACTATTGGCGACGAAACCAAGCGGGCGCACACTACGCATGAGGGCAGCTACAATCTGAGCGGTGACGCACGCATCGGCGGGCATTTGATTGTGGATTCCCTGACAGTACGCGACCCCATTAACGGAACGTTGGTAGGGGGTGGCTGATGCAGGTTGGATCGTTCGGCGACATTGTTTTCCAGTGCTCTGCAAACGAACTGCATACGTTCAAAGACCTGACCAGGAGTCGTTCCGCGCAGTTCGCGGAGCACGCTGTTCTTGAGCAAAAGTCTCGGCTCCAGTTTCTGGGCCTGGGGCTGGAAGAGGTGAAGTTTACTGTGCAGTTGCATGCCGCGTTCACAGACCCGGCTGCACGCACTGAAGCATTCCGAGTGGTTCAGGCTGAAGGCGAGCCGCGCAATCTTGTACTGGGCGGTCAAAACCTGGGGCAGTTTGTGATTGTCGAGATCCGCGAATCGCGCAAGCACCTGGGAATGAAAGGCGTTGTTTTGTTTGCAGAATTGGAACTCACTTTGCGGGAGTACAATTGATGAGCACTTTTGTTGTCGACCCCAGCGCACCGCAGGCCGTCACAATCGGCGCTACCGGGCTTGAAGAAATCCTCCAAAATGTGCGCACCATTTTGACCACGATCCGGGGTACAGTTCCCCTAGATAGATCATTCGGCCTGTCCCTGACGTTTCTGGACCAGCCGCTGCCCGCGGCACTGGCTGCATATTCTGGCGAGGTTGTCGAGGCCGTGGAGCGGCTTGAACCGCGCGTGCGTGTTCGCTCTGTGGAGTTTACAGACGCCGACGCGGACGGGCGGCTGTATCCCGTGGTGACGTTGAATATCCCGGAGGGCGTATAATGTCCGACCTCGCTGCCTTGCCAGCCGTATCTTTTTGCGACACCGACGCCACGCTTGTGGAACAGTCCGTCATCACAACATACGAGACAATCACGGAAACAAGCCTGGCTGCCGGTGATCCTGTACGTTTGTTCCTTGAAACGCTGGCATACACCATTGCGGTGCAGCGCCAAGTTATCGACCTGACGGGCAAGAAAAACCTGCTGGCATACGCCGATGGCGACTACCTGGACCACCTGGGCGCGCTGACAGATACACCGCGGCTTGCTGCCGGGGTAGCGCGGACCACGGTTCGTTTCAGCCTGGGCGAGGTGCAGGCCGCGGCTGTGAATATCCCCGCCGGGACACGGGTAACGCCCGACAACAAGTTGATGTTTGTCACGACTGAAGCCGTAGAGATCCCCGCCGGGGAATTGTCCGTTAACGTCTCCGCTATTTGCGAAACATCCGGCACAGTGGGCAACGGATTTCTTGCCGGGCAGATTTCTCGGCTTGTCGATCCCCTCTCCGGTGTTGTGTCCGTGTCCAACTTATCCACGACCCTGGGTGGAACGGACGTGGAGGCGGACGATCGGTACCGGGCCCGCGTGCAACTTTCGCCTGAAAAGGCTTCCACGGCAGGGCCTGCCGGGAAATATCGCTATTGGGCAGAGTCGGCGCATCAGGATATTGCCGACGTTTCAGTGCTCTCGCCTACTCCCGGTGTTGTCGACATAATCGTGCTGATGAAAGACGGGGCGCTGCCGTCCGATGAAGTGCTGCAACTTGTGGACGCGGCTGTCTCTGCCGAGACCGTGCGGCCCTTGACCGATACTGTTCATGTGTTGGCCCCGGAGCAGGTGCCGTACACAATCGACCTGACCTATTATATAGGCCGGTCCAATCTTTCGTTTGTCTCGCAAATCCAGCAGAGCGTTGCCGCGTCGATAGCGGACTTTGAACAGTGGCAGGGCGCGGCCCTGGGGCGCGACGTCAATCCCACTGAACTGATCCACCGCCTTCGGCAGGCCGGGCCAAGCGTGTTGAGATTTCCACTCCCGCCCATGTGGCACTAACTGGGCGCCAGGTTGCCGTGTGTGCCAGTACCACAGTGACCTATGGGGGGCTGGAAAATGACTAGCCTCTCCGCGCTGGATTTCCGCTCCCTGCTGCCGAGTTCTATTGCCCAGGATTCGCAGATTCTGGCCGCTGCGGACGTACTTTCCGAACAGCTAGAGATCAGCACGGCGGCTATTCCATCCGTGCTGATCCCTAGCCGCATCGACGAGTTGACCGAGCCGTTGTTGTCTCTGTTGGCGTGGCAATATCATGTGGACCATTGGGAACCGGACTGGGACCTGGAACAAAAACGAGAGGCCGTGAAAAGTTCCATCCGCCTGCATAAGCGCAAGGGCACGCCCTGGGCTGTGAAAGAAGCATTGCGCGTGTCCGGACTGGGCGATGCGGAGGTTATCGAGCGCGGGCCGTTGCTTCGCAAATATTCCGATGCAGAAGGCTTGCGCTTGGACGGGACATGGCGTCTCGACGGGACGCAGCGCTTGTCTGATTTCGAAAAGCTGACCGGCTCTGTCTATCCGCCCCACTGGGCGAATTTTATTGTCCGAGTCAATATGGCGCAGGCGTCCCGAGCCGGGACGTTGAAAATGGCCCGCGCTGCCGTGGATGCGGCAAAGCCGGTACGATCCTGGCCGCTGTGGGCGGTCCACCTTTCCCTGCAATCCGAGCCATTGAACCCGGCCAACGTCTGCCGACGGCCTTGCCGGGTCTGTACTAGCCCAGTCGGCGCGATTGCGTCTTGATGGTTCCTGGCGGCTGGGGCGCGATGCCGCGCCGTTGCGGCTGGACGGTCGCCGTTTTGATGGCACCTGGCGTCTGGACGAAATGCAACCACCTCTTGTTACGGAGCGTTTGCAATCGCGTCTGCAAACCCTGGCGCACGGCAGCACCACGCTGCGCATTCCGCCCGGTCGGCCTGTGCTTCGGCGTGAACCGGCAAAGCGTATGGGGGAGCACGCTCTACGCATGGACGGTTCCTGGCAGATGGGCACGAACATTCGGCTGGATGGTGCGTGGCGACTGGACGGACGGACCTGTCTGCACGTTGGGCCGCGCATGGGAATGCACCCGGATCATCGTTGGGACGGAACCTGGCGGCTCGGAGAATCCAAACCAATTTGCACAACATGCCAAGCGTCAATTAAGGAGGTTGTATGTCTGTAACTGCATCGGCAACGGACGATTATTGGCGGCTGCTGGCGTCCGAACTTTTTGCAAAACTGTCCACCGAAGATGCCGTTATGTCGATCGGCTGCGGCGGGTGGGCCGACAATGCGCCGGTACCAATCGATACCGCGCAGGCAGAGCTGCACGATTCCCGGCTGACCAAGCCGCTGGCTTCGGTATTTCTGGCTGACGATTTCACAGTGGTGGCCACGGCGCGCATCGTTGCCGGGGATATGACCGAATCGGCCAGCGAGGCCGGATTGTTTGTGGGGGGACGAACTGCTGTTCGTGCGCAATTTTGAGGCCGTTCCCGTGCAGGACATGGATTATTTCGACGTGAAAATCACCATTCCGTTCAAGGGATAAGGAGGTAGATGTGGCAATTACGGAAAACATCGGTGTGATTCCGCAGTGGATGAAACCGGGCAGGCTCCGGCGGCGACTCCGGAGTTGTTCAACACTATTTTCGGCAGGGTGCAGGGAAATTTTAATACAATCGACCCCATCATTCAGGACGTGGTCGCAGCCAAGGGCAACGAGGAATCCCTGGCCGCGCGGTTTGGTGCTATTGACGAGCAGCTCGGGGCGCTGGAGTCGTCGAGCGCGGTATCTGTAAGCAAGGCGCTTGAAGATGCGTGGAGCGAATCCGACGAGGGATTCAGCTTTGAAATGTTCCGCGACGCCGTGCAGACATGGCGCGATATGACTCCTGTTGCCGTTGTTCAAACTGTATCCGGCGACGATTCGGTG